AGCTGCCGAACAGCGAGCCGAGCCCGGCCGATGACTGGTTTGATAGCTGCTGGTTGTCGATCGCCGCCTGCGCCTCGGCGCTGTACGCGCTGGTCGCCGCGTTTGAAGCGCTGGTCCCCTGGCTCATGTAGGCGAAATAGTCGGCGATCTGCTGCTGTTGCTGCGCGTTCGAGAAGGCGACCGGCGACTGCCCGACCTGCGTTCCGGTCGTTGCGCCCTGCCCGGCCGCGCCAAGCAGCGTGCCCGCCGCCGACGCTCCTGTCGCCTGCCGCTGAAGCTGTTGGTTCTGCCAGTTGATGTCGAAATTCTGGTTGTTCTGATTGACCAGCCCCGCGCCATAGGGCGTGCCGGCGACGCCATTCTGCGCGTTGGTGACGTTCGACTGGTCCTGCTGCTGCTGGTACATCTGCGCAAACAGCGCCTGCTGCGGATCGAACGCCGTCGACATGATCTGTCCGACACCGGGCAGCAACGAGTTGGCGGTCGTCGTCAGGTCCGAGCCGGCCTGGGTCGAGGCCGCAGCATTGTAGGAAGCGTTCGGGTTGGTGTTGAGCTGCGTCGTGCCGCTGTACGCGCCGGTGTCAGCCGCCCCCTGGTTCTTGGGCTGGTAGGCCGGCGTCGGGTTGGCCGGAAGAGACGCGCTGCCGCCGCTCATTTCAGCACCTTCTGCATGACCGTGCCAATCTGCTCATAGCCGAGGCGTTCAAGCAGGCCGGCAACACGGCTGCGACCACGAGCGTCGGGCTCGAACGTGTCGTCAGTCTCCCACCGCACGATCTGCACTCCCAGCTTCGCAACCGCCTGTTCCACACTCCGCAAGAACCGCACTCCCAGCATACCGCCGCGCCACTCTGGAGCCAACCAGAACAGATCGCCGAAGCTGAAGAGCGTGCTCGCGGAGCGTAGGCCATTGACGATCAGCACCGCTGCTGCGCCGACGAGAGCCCCGTGAGGTGAGCGCGCCGTCCATATTTTCAGGATGCCGGCGCGTTCGTACTCGAAGTAGCGGTTCCAGTCGGGGTCGAACGGTTGCCCGCGCGGCGTGATCGCGCGGGCTTCTTTCGCCATCAGCGCCGCCGCCTCGCGATAGATGAGGCTGAACGGCTCCCATTGCGCTCTAAGCCGTTCGCGGTCCGAGCGTGGGCTGCTGCTTGGAGGGCTCGGAACGGGTCGCGCCTTCGTTGACGCTGCCGCCTTTGATGCGCCTGCTAGCATCGTCCACGCTCGGGCTGTGGGTCTTCAGACCCTTCAGCATTCCGCCCTTCTTGCCGCCACCGTAATTGGCCTTTGCCGTCGACATGATCGTCTCCACTATTCGGCGGGGCTGATGTCGAAGTAGTACGATTTCCCGATAGTGAGTTGCTCCGCCGCTTTCGGGTTGTCGATCTGAAATTCAGCCATGCCAGTCGGCGTAGCCTTTTGGAACCGCATGTCCTCGGGCGACGCGGGATCGTAGTCGCAACGAAAGATCGCTTTTGACCCGCCCCACGACTGCCCGTAAATGCCTTAAAGCCGCATCTTAGCGCGAATGCTCATGATCGCCTCCGTCAGAAATCCGCAGTCCACTGCATGTAAGCGTTGGTCGCCGTGGACGCGCCAGTCAGAAGCGCCCCGCCGCCGGCCACGCTGGTCGCGCCCGCCGTGCAAGTGACCTGCCCGCCATAGATCGTCGCAGCGGTCGCCACAATTGCGAAGCCTGTGCAGTTGACCGCGCTCGCCGCGCCGGCAAGATCGCCGAACGCAGTCGTGTTCGAGACGCTTCCGGTCGGCACGGCGCGCATATGGATCGGGAACTGAACGAAAAAGGCGCAAGCCGACGCGCTGCTGCAATAGCCGCTGGCGTAAGGCAACGGCGCGCCGCTGGCGTTGTCGACGACGCGATAGAAATACGCCTGCGCCGTCGCCAGTTCGTCGACATAAGGCTTGGTCTGATAAGCAGTCGGCCCGATACCGTTCGGCCCAACGGCTTCAAGCTGCGCCATCGCGACCGCAATGCCGTCCGTCGAGCCGCCCGAGCCCGCCAGCGGGGTAAAGCAGACCGCAACGCCCAACTCCTGCGCGTTGGTCGGGACAGGCAGCAAGCCAGTCGAGTAGCGGTTCCACGAGGTCGCCGAAAGCGTCTGAGTAGCGGCGTTCTGGAAAACCGCGCTGGTCTGACCGAGAACCGACAGGCCCGTCCAAGCCGGCGTAATGAAGGGGACATACGCGACAACCGTTGTCCCATTGGAGCCCAACGGGGTCACCGTGCCAGCGATGGCGGCGGCGTAGCTGTTGGCGACCGAGAAGACGCTGGTCGTCAGGCCGGTGGCGCTGACGTAGTAGACCTGATTGGCGGTCAAGCCGGTCGGCATGGTCGTCGCAGTGAAGTAGACCGGCTGCCCAGCGACAAACGTGTTGGAGTAGGTGATAAGGTTGGTGGTCCCCGACGCCGTGACCGAAGCCGCCTTGACCGAAGTCGTCATCGTGCCGAGGCCCTGATCGGCCGTCGTGCCCGCGAAGACATAGAGATTGGCCTGGTTGCCGTTGTCGGCGGCGAGGCCCGCCAGCGCCTGGAGAGAGACGCTGAAATCAACCGTCTGCCCCTGCAACGGGACAACGTTGAGCGCCGGAACTTCCTGGATCAGGCATTGCGGATTGGTCAGCGAGCCTGAGTTGCGCACCAGCGTCGCCGCATAGAGCGCGCCGAGCGGCGGCGTCGGCGAAGACGATATCTGCGTCAACTGCCCCGCGCCGGTCGCCTCGTTGACATCGCAGGCCCAACGGTCGGGGCCGTAGGCGGTCGAGGGCATGCCGGAAGTCGTGCCGCAAGTCGCCGCACCAGTCCCACGCTGCGCGATCAAGAATGCGCTGTTGTCAAGCACGTTCTTGGGGATGATGACGCCAGGGTCAGTAGCGACGTTCTGGTTGAGCAGCTGGATCAGCGCGTTCTCGTTACCGAGCGCGTTGCCCGGATCGAGCGGGCCGGGAACCAACGGGATGCTGGCGGCGAAAGCGCTCGCGGCGATCAGGGCCGAAGCGATAAGCAAGACGAAAGCCAATTTCATTCGCGCCATGGTCGCACCCTCCAGAAGACGTCCACTTAGTACACGATTTCCGCGTGCTGCGCTAGCACGCATCAATATCGCGTCTCCGCTGACAATTGCTGGGCAATCGCGGGGCCACCCCAGGCAAGTACTGCCGCCGCGACAAGAATTCGTTGCAGAGAGCGCATGTCAGTACCTCAACTGTGCGGAGAGTTGCATGACGCCAGCAAGAGAACCCTGCGCACTCGTCCCATAGAAGGTGCTAGTTGCGCCACCCGGCGAGTATTCCAACGCTTGGAAATAATGCTGTCCTTGGACCGCCTCTCCGACTTGAATAGCTGTCAAAAACTGATACCCGGCGGATGACGCCGACTGCGATATTCCTCCGGTCGCCGCTGTAGAGCTGTCGAACCCAATGCCGATAATTGGGTAAATGCTGCTACCTACGCCAACCTCGACAGTATACGTAGCAACCGCCTGGTCCTCGGTCAGCCCCGCTACAAACGTGATGCGGTTATTTGTGCTGGCGTCCGCCGCATGCCACGAAGCCGTGTTCCATGTCCATGACGCTTTGCTGTCCTGAATGACCGCCCCCAAAGGCACGCGGCCATACTCATTCCACAGACCAACCCACGCCCCGCCTGTCGGGCCGCCGCTCGCCGCCGCCGGAAGCGGATTGAAACTGACCGTCGCCGCGCCAGGATCGGTTGCGACTGTGCCGATATAAACCCCGTAACCAGCAGCCGGGCCGTTGGCGATTGACGTCGTGTTGACGAGCAGCCCCTGCACGCGGCTGAGCGCCACAGCGCGCGTCGTCGGGTTCGTCCATGCCGTTCCCCGCGACACGACTAGCGTACCGCTATTCGACCAAATGAACATGTCGTAAAGCGAGCCGGCCACAGCGGCGGCGGGCGACAGCGTCGTATCGCTGAGCGCCTGCGACAGCTCAGCGAAGGTCGTCGGCGTGAAGGTCGACCCGTTCCAAACCGGAATCTGGTTGCCGCCATAGGGGTCGGCGTAGATCGTCGTCGCGCCTGTCACCGTGCTCGGTAGCACCGGAACACCAGTGCTGAGCGTGATGCGCACTTCGGGCAGAGGCGTGACGATGACAGGAACGACAACCTGCGAGATCAGCACAAACTCGGTGCCGTCGTAAATCGCCTGCGCGACTTGCCCATTTACCAGTTCGTTGCCGGTCAGCGCGATCGGTCCTGCCATGCTCCATTTGTAGAGATTGACGGTCGGAGCCGCGACGACGCTGAGCGTCACCTTCGGATAGGTCGTCGTGTTGTTCACGGTCGGCGTGAAGACGAGAATGTTTCCGTAGTTGAGCGCGAAGCCATTCGGATTGGTCACGCCAACCGTGATCGCCGTCGTCGATCCGCTCATCACATTGGTCAGCGTCACGCCACTGAACACCAGCGAGCCCGTGCCGGTGGGGGGAGCCGTGAGCGCGCTGAGCGAAGTGATGTCGCTGTTTGCGCCTGAATGCGCGGTCGAGTTGTTGAGACAGCCCAGCAGCGTCGTGAAATTGGCGTTGACCTGCCCCGCGTCGGCGGTCACGCCATTGACGAAAATGTATGGGACAGACAGGCAAAGCGCGGCATCCGCTGGCATCGCGGCGAGCAGCAGAAGCCCAAACGCCGCAAGAATCTTTCGCATCACACCGCCTCCAGTTGCGTGTAGCCAAGTGTGCGCACCCGCATGAACAGATCGCCGATCGAAAACCCTTGCGCGCTTCCGCCCTGTATGTCGATCGCCAGACGGTTGAAAACGACCGGCGCAGAAAAGGTGACATAGCGCGGATAGAGCCCAGCTTGATTGCCGCCCCATGCCGCGCCGCCCCACACAAACGATCCCCATAAAGTCGCGCCGCCGCCAGCAAACGGAAAGACCGCCGAACCATAAACCGAGCCATTCTGATCGAGCGCGGAGACAACCATCTGCGCGAGCGCCGCGATGACGGTCGTCTTGATCTGCAACTCCAGCAGCTCGGACTCTTGCATCGCCTCGTTATCGGGCAGCATCGATGTCTTAAAATGCCAGGTCAGCGCGACGCCGTTCTCGGTCGACGATGTCGTCGAGTCAGGCACGGTCTTCGACGAGAATAAGGCCGCCGGCACGCTCTGCGGCGCAATGATGAACACCGCGTTGTAGGTGTCGAGCATCGAAGCGGGGAACGTGTGCGGCCCCGACCACACCTCGCGGATGAGGTCGTACCAGTATTCCTGCCACGGCGTGTTGTTGACGCGCGAATTCTGCACGTTGACACGCAGCACAGCGGCGTTCGCACCGCAAGCGACGCGCGACGGATAGGGCGGCGAGAGAAACGGCACGACGACGCCGGTTCCTTCCGCACCGATCGGGTCAGACACGCGCGCGTCAAAGTCGATCAGGCGAATGCCATCAGGCGCGAGGAAACTGATGCCCTGCGGCGTCACGCACAGCGAGCGCGGCGACAATGTGCCGGTCGCGGCGTTGAGCGTGTTGAGCGCGAGATTGGTCGTCGCAGCGTCGCCGGTGATCTGCACGATGTTCGACACGCCCTTGAACACCAGCAGCGCCTGGATGACGCCGCCTAACTGATTGCTCAGCGGCAGGCCGATCGCACAGGTCAGCGGCAGGTTGTCACCAAAGGTCAAAGCCTGCGAAGCGTTCGTCACCTTCAACGTCAACGAGTCGGTGAAGACCACGGAAGGCTGCGCCGCAGCAGGGTTGATCCCGAACCAGGCGCGGCCATTGAACTGCCGGACCCACGCCGGGATGGTCATGAAAGTGATCGTCGAACCGGCGGCGGTGTTGCCGGCATGCCAAACGGGAGCCGCTGGATTGGTCGTGTCGAACCAGCCGAAGAAATTGGTGATGCCGTCGAAGCCCGGATGCGTCACCACGAGGTTGATGCCGCACAGGTCCATCGTCGGCGGCGTCCAGTCGCCCGTAGCCGCTGGCGTCAGCGGCACGTTCGCACTGGTAATCCCCGACACCGTGACGAAGGCATTGGTCAGGATATTGTAGCAGAACGGCTGGTCGTAGCCGGCGGTCAGTCCCGAAGAAATCAAGCCGTAGACCAGCGAACCAATCACCTTGAACACCGACACGACGCCGGGCGTCGTGAAGCCGGGGAAGCCCGTCAACTCGAGCGACGCCGGGCGACAGGTCCAAATGTCCTTGGTCGTCGGGTCGGGGATGAGGTTCTGGAGAATGGCGCACGCGCCGGGGAACTCGTCGGTCGTGTCGAGGCTGTCCGACAGCCCGGCCGGCGCGAAGCGAAGCGGGCGCGTCTTACGCAGCGCCATCGGTCCCCTCGTCGCTGCCAGCGGCAGACCATGCGTTTACAAGACCGAGCAGCCCAGAAGACAGCGCATGCCCAGTCAAGGTGTCGTCGTCATGCGACCAATTGAACCCCGCTACGCCGGGACGTCTGACTGTAGCAACCAGCAGCCCGCGCAACTCGCCGGACTCAGCCAGCGCCAAAAGCTCTTTGCATCGAGCCACAACATTAGCGGCCGGCTCCGTTATGGGCGCTAGCACCTGCCCGCCGCGTAGCCCTATGATGTTGCCAGCCATCGCTCACCAACCAATCTGCTTAGTGTTTGGGAGCCTGCTGAAATTAACCCCGAACCGCCGCCGATCGAGCGTCACCGTCTTGACCACCTGGTCATCGCCTTCGAGCTTCAGGTAGCGATCGAGGATCGCCGCCGCGCCGAGGAAGCCGCCGGGCGACTCGCCGCCGAGGAAGACCGGCGCACGGTCGTCATCGGCCAGCGTCATCAGTTCGCCGGTCAACCGCCGCAGCAGATATGCCTGGTTGTCGAACCACGGGATCGTCGCGCTGGTGTCGGGCGTCGCGATGTCAGCCATCTGCGCGTAGTAGACCAGCGTCAACGGGTACGACCCGGCCGGCGGCGGCCAGACGTACATCAGCGGCGCGGCCTGCGTGGCGCGCGGCGAGTTATCCACAGCATATTGTTCGGGGTAAGCGTTCAGCCCCGCCTGCTGCACCAGCGCGTTGAACTCGGCCAGATCGACCGGGATCATCACGTACTTGACGCCGGTGATGGTGTAGAACACGTCGTCGCGATCGGCGCGCAGCCAGTCGATCGGCAGCGTGTACGGCCCCGACTGGTTGCCGCTCGCGCTGTTGAAACTGAGACTGGTGTTAGTCTTGCGCGCCACCGCCAGGTCGTAGGACTGGCACAGCTCGGCGAGGATCATGTTGAGGAACACGCCGGCCTGCGAGGTCCACGACGGCACCTTGGCGACGGCGGCGGCCATTGTACACAGCTGCGCCGCCGTCATGGTCATGGATTAGCCCCTCTCGCCGATCGCCCGCTCGAACTCGGCGATCTCAGCCTTGGCGGTCTTGATGTCCTCGGCGACGCGCTCCAGCGTCGTCGTCGCGTTCAGCTTGTCGGCGTCGTTCTTGTTCTTGTGGGCCTGCTGCTGCGCGTTCAGCTTGACCTCGCCCTTGCGCCCGGAAGCGCGGTAGTCGCGCACGATGTTGGCCTCAGCCTCGCGCGCCTCAGCATCGAGCCGCACCATGTCCTCGACCATGCGCTTCTGCATGAGCTCCAGCCGTTCCAGATGCTTGCGCGCCGCCGGCAGCTTGACGACCGCCGACTGACGGTTGGCGACGCGGAAGAGCCTGTCGACCAGCTCGTTGATCGTCGGCTCGCTCTCGTCGCTGCCGACATGACACTGGAGCACCAGCTGCCGCTCCTGGTCGAGCGCCATCTGCACCGAAATGCCGATCGCCGGAATGTCCGCCTTTGCTTTTGGATCACTCATAGTCTTGAGCATTGGATCAGAACCTCACAGGTTGCCCGCCGGCTGAAGCCGCGCCGGTCATCATGTTGACCCGCATCTGCCGCTCCTTGCGATAATAGTTCTCGCCGGCTTCGCCCGAATGTATCTCGTCATCATGCACCCGGGTGCGCTGCATGATCTCCTGCATCACGTCGAACTGGCTCTTGCGCACGGTGTAGCGCGAACCGTGGAAATACTGCACGCCGTCGAGGATGATGCGGTCGGCGAACAGCGCGAGGTCCACGACGATGCTGCGCATTTCCTCGACCTTCTCGGGGTGGGCTTCGCCGTCTAGACGCGCCAGCTCAGCATTCAGGAACGCCTCTTCGGCGTCCAGCTTGTCGCGCGCGTCGATCTTCAGCTTGGCCGCCGCCGTGATCTTGTAGCGCTCTTCCGGCAAGAGAATTTTCTCGATGTCGACGGTGGAAGGAATCGCCTGCCGAAGAACCGGCTTGTCCGGTTCGTCTTTCTTCTTGGCCATTGGATCAACTCCGCTTTAGCTGTGTGACCAACTCGTGCTGCCGAACGCGATTGCCGCCTTGCTGACCAGGATTGGCCAGCCGTCCGCGTCATAGGCGACATAGTCGCCCGGCAGCACCTTCAAGACGCCACGGTTCGGAACGTAGAGCAAGCCCGAGCCGCCCTGCATTTCAAACCCGCCCGGCCATATCGGATTGCCGTTGGTCAGGTCGTCTTTGATGTTGGCGCGCAGCGTCGCCGCGTCGGCGACGGATAAGTTCGAGTTCATGACCAGCGCGCGCAGCGAGGTCGTCGCGCCGGTGCCGAGGGTCTTCAAAGCCATGATTTGCGCCCCGAAACGTTATGGGCGCGGCATTACGCCGCGCCCCCCTAAATCGTCGCTCAGCCGAAAGTCGCCGAGAAAGCACTGGTACTTTCGATGCGCCCAAAAAATAATTGGTTCAACAAAATCGTTCCGTAGAACACCTTCCAACCGATCACGCGCAGCTGATTGAGCGGATCGCTCTTATCGGCCTTGTCGAGGTAGGTATACTTGATGTCGTCGAGCATCACCTGCCCGTAGGCCCCGCGACCGAAGATGTAGGTCGGATAGACGGTGACACCGGTTGCCGGCGCAGCCGGCGGAACCTGCGCGACGCCGATGCCGGTCAGCACGACGGTCTGTCCGCCGGCAAGCTGCGTCGCCTGCCCCTGCATCGGGCCGGTCGTCGGACCGGCGGCGCAGACGCCGAGATTGACCGGCGACGAGGTCGTGCCGATGTAGACGTTCCATGAGAAGCCCGCCGTGGCCGGCAGCGTAACCGAGATCGAGCCGTTTGATCCGGTGACGTTGATCGAGGCAGACACCTGCGCGATGTAGGACTCGTACTGGTTCTGCGTGTCCGCGCCGGTCACGATGATGTAGTAGGTCGCGTTGGTCGCGAGCGACCCCGCCGTGCCCGCCGTGCCGTTGACCTGCGCATAGCCGGTCCACGTCGGCACCATGTTCGACGACGCAAACCGGATGCCGCCGAGCGTGCCAATCTCGGCATTGTAGAGCTTGTTGATGTCCGAGTAGGACGAGGCCAGCACGAAGGTCGAGTTCTCGCGCAAATCCTGCGTCGCCAGCTCGTGAACGACCGCCGTGTAATGCGGCATGCCGCGTGGGTCTTTCGACGCCCGCGCGCCGCCGGCCTCGGCCTCGATCTTGGCGTCGGTCTGCTCGTCGCCCATGTAGCGCGGCGCGCCGAGCGTCGCGAGCGCCGCGTAGATGCGATTGATCTCGTGCAGGTTGAGCACGTCGCCGACGACCAGCGAAGCGCGCGCGCCGCGCGTGTTCACGTAGTTGATCTGCGTGCCGGCGTTGAGGTTGTTGAACGTGTTGCGTTCGAGCGTTTCGGCGACCGCCAGGGCGCAAAGCTCTTTGGCGATCTTGAACATCGGATGCTTGATCGTCAGTTCGGCGACATCGGTCAGCGTGACCTTGTCGCCCCACTGGATCGCGTTGGCCGAGACCATCGTGACGGTCATGTTCTGACCGACCGGCGGCACCCCTTCCGAAAGCGGCGCGTAGGGCAGAGGCACGCGATTCCAGCGCGCCGCCTGGTACGCCACCCCTCGACCCTTCGGCAACTCCAACGGGTCGCCGAATTGGTAGACCACGAGACGACGCCGAGCCAACGGCAGGGTCGACTGCGCAATATAGGCTTCAACGTCCGCTGCGAATGACGGAGACGTGTTTACGGCCATGCTCGTTCACCCCTTTGCTCGGCGAACTAGCACGCCGAGTCCTCACAACCGAACGCCGTCCAATCGACGTTCAAGATCAGCGAGACTGTTGCCTGCGCCGCCGCGCGTCCGTTCGGCCGGGCGGTCCGAGCGGCCAGACTGGGCTGACGCCTGCTGCCGCTGAATGCGCCTCTGACCATCCTGCCGCGCCTTGTCGACCTTCGGCTTCGCCTCCAAAACCTTCTCGCCGATGATGTACTTCAACACCGTTTCCCGGTTTGGGTTCAGCCCGTTGCGACGAGCCTGCGCCAGTTGGGCCTCGACATCGGCAGAGAACCGCTTGTATCGGGGATCGTAAGACGCCTTCGCCTCGAACCCCGCCTTGTCCGCTCGATCGGCCGACTCGAACCGCATCATTCCGATCTGATGCTCGTTCTGCTTGGCCGCCTTCTCCAGCCGATAATCGAGCCGCTCTTCCGCCGTCATCAGCGTCAAGCGCGCCCGCTCTTCGGCTTCCGTCTCCTGCTTGGGCTGCGCGCGCTCGGCGCGCATCGCCGCCATTTCCCGTTCCAGCGCAGTGGCGCGTTCGGACGCCTCTCGCGCTAATTTCTTGGCTTCAAGAACCGCGCGCTCAGCCCGACCGGGCTTGCGCTGAGGCGGCTCTTCTACCTGCCCTTCTTCACCTTCCCGCGTTTCGGCGGCTTGCCGATCTTCGGTTTCATCCCCGCCTTCGTCGTCATCTGATCCGGGTTCCCCGCCGGCCTCTTCGCTTTCGACTTCGTCTTCGGGAATTTCGATTTCATCTTCCGGCCTCTTAGGATCGTCGATAGCCATTACCTGCTCCTTGCGGCTTACGGTCGCAGCACGTTTGACGGCTTACGGTCGTCGCTCGTTTGGCGGCTTACGGCCGCCAGTCGAAGCACGCTATCTATACGTGCGATATGCCAAATCGTCAACTCACGGATGCCCAGTTGCGCTCTTGGCCACATAAGACACCGCTGCGCCGAGCATCGCAGCAGCGCCGGAATACCAGTACTGCCGATTTTCGAGCTTACGCACACGGGGCTCTAAGTTGCTCGTTGCGTCGCCCTCCAGCAGGCGCACGCGACCTTCGAGCCCCGTATGGCGGGCATCCTGGATTTTGCCCTGCTCGATCAGCATCGTGACCTTGCCGTCAATCCGGCCGAGCATGTAGTGAATGTCATCCAGAGTTGGCAAGCACGCACCCTCTACCGAACTCTGCCGGCGTCCTGGGCGGCTGCACGCTGCGCCATCTGACTGGCCGGCTCGACGATCAGCGCACCGCCCGGCGTCGCCGTGACCGTGAGCAGCGAAGCGAGCTTTGCTTCGAGATCGCGGCCGGCCGGCGTCGCGAGGAAGGCTTGCAGCGCCGAGAAGGCTTCCTCGCCATCATTGAGCAGCATCAGGACCAGAGCGAGCATGTCAGCCGCCCTGCTTGATCAGCGTCTCGATCTGCAACACCTTGGCGACCACGTCGACCCCCGGTTGCGCGAGCGTCATGGCGACGGCGGCGGCCGACTGCGGAATGCCGATCTCGGTTGCGAGCTTGGTCGCGAGCGTGACGACCATCGCCGGGTTGTTGGCGAACATCAGGATTTGCGCGCAGACCTGAAGTTCTTCGTTCTCGTTCGGATTGGCGGCGAGACCGATCGCCGACAGGATCGAGTTGGCGGTCGTGCCGGTGATGTTGAGATTGCTCAGCGCGGTCGTGATGCCGTTGAGACTGCCGGCGACATTCGCCCAATTGACACTCATGCTGATGCTCCTACTTCGAGGGAACTTTGACCATGCCCCAATGGGCATAGATCGACCACAGAACCGACGCCAGCGCGCCGACGCCTGCGGCGATGGCGACGCCCTGAGAATTGCTGACATAGGCAGCCATGCTGCCCCCGCTCAAAAGCAGCGTGGCGAGTTGCCGCACGCCGTTACCGACTTCGTCGCTGTTCATGGATCACACTCCCTGCGCGAACCTCGCGCCAACGCCCTTTTACATCGTTCGGTCGTATTGGTACAGGTCGAAGGTCTTCATCAGCGCGATCAGGGCGTTCCCGTAAGGGTGCCCCGGAATGCCAGTGGCGTAGACGCCCTGAAGCGCCATCGCGTAGTCCTCAGGCGTCTGCGCCGCCTGCGCAGCATGGTAGCACGGCGCGGTCGCCAACAGCTTGGCGTGCGCGTCAAACGCCTCGGACAGCGAGGCGTACACGGCGAAGCGCTGCGGCAGCGCGACATACACGCCATGCAGCGTCTCGTGCGTCATGGCGACCACCGACGCCTGCCCGGCGACTGCCTTAATCCCGAAGGGGTTGTCCGACCCTGCCGGCTCGGCGCGGCCGTAGGCGCTTTCGAGCGCCCATTGCGCCAGACTGACGCTGACGAACGGCCCGAGCGGATAGTATTTCAGTTCGGCAGCGCGCGCC